GTCTTGTGCGTAAATACGTTAGCCCTCGTAGGCTCAATAGAAGGGCTTGTTCCACCACATATAATACTAGAACTAGCATTAGGGGCAATAGCAAGCAGATGGGAATTACGCAAGCCACTACGAGCCATGTCAGGAGCCTCCCCACGGTTTCCAGCCAAACGCCGGGAAGCCATCGTAGCTCTGTCTTTGATAGTTTTAAACGCTCTATTGTTAAAGCTGGAGGCGTACATTCCTTCAAAAGGGACTCCATTACGTTGAAGGTAACTATGAAAACCCATCGCTCCAAGACCAACCGCACGTTCTCTATATGCTGAATAAGCGGCTTTTGCAAAGCCTGTTTTATCTGGTTCCACATTTTCTAAAAACTCCCGTCTGTTCATGCCAGTCTTGGGATAGCTATGGCTACCACCTGTGGCGTTATCAATAAAGTGTTCAATGGTGTTATCTAACATGGTAATTAGATCATCAATGAACTGTTCATCGTCCTTCCAATCATCAAAGTATTCTAGGTTTACACTAGACAAACAACACACTGCTGTGCGTGACTCACTGGTCGGTAGGGTAATCTCAGAGCATAGGTTACTCTGTCGTACCTGTAGCCCTAGCTCCTTCTGTTCCTCCGGCAGGGACTCATTACAGCGGTCTAGGTTAACAATGTAAGGTTCACCTGTCTCTGCTCTGGTATGCACTAGCTGCCACCACAAGTCTCTAGCGGATACAGTCTTGATTGCCTGCTTGGACTTAGGGTCTATCAATCTCCACTGGTCATCATTCTTTACAGCCTGTAGAAACTCATCTGTTACTGTGATGCCATTGTGTAGATTAAGACACTTACGGTTTAGGTCACCACCAGTGGTCTTACGCATGGCAATGAACTCCTCCACCTCTGGGTGGCTGATGTCCATGTACGCTGCATAAGACCCTCTACGGGTGACACCTTGGTTGAAGGCCAGCATCTGACTATCAACTACGTGCATGAAAGGGATGCTACCAGTAGACTGACTGCCGTTAGCAGTAGAAACACCATTGCTTCTAACATCACCCCAATATCCGCCCAAGCCTCCACCTCCACTTGCCAGCCATATGTTCTCATCATAGTGGTCAGATAAACCACGCCTTGAGTCAGGAACATAATTGAGAAAACAGCTAATAGGGAGGCCACGTGTGGTTCCCCCGTTACTAAGTAGAGGAGTGCTAAAACCGAACCAACTCTTGCTTGCGTAGTTGTAAAGTCGCTGTGCAAGATCGTAGTCAGTAGCGCCTTGATACGTTGCACCATAGACGGACGCTCTGGCAAAGGCTTCTTGGGCATGTGTCTCATCTCCCCACAAGTATCTGTCCTTCAGTGTCTCTAGTGAGAACACATTAAGGTCTTCATCTCTGTCGTAGTCAATCTGGATACCTAGGTAATCCTGTAGTCCTGTCTTATTTATCACCCGGATGCTCCAGCAAATAGTTAATCATTCTTTCTTCGTACCACCTAGCTTTACGTAGGTCTTCAATAGGTTTGCCTTTGTATCTAAACCTCCACATGTACTTCAGGGCATTGCCACGTAGGTAGCCTATGTACTCATCATGTGTAAGCATACCTTTGATAGCATCAATACACTCCATACCACCGTTGTTGTAATGCTCTGGTCGGTTTACTGCGTCGTAGCTTTTAACCATAGCTTCCTCAGAAAATACTGGGTGTTCATTGGGTGTGTTGTCATCATCATAGATACGGTTCCAAGCTTCAGCTATACTAGCTTTACTGTTGCGTAGTCTATCCCATTCCTCTGGTGTTGCATTATCAATACTCATCTTGTTCTACCTCTGCTTCATCTTCGTCTACAGCTTCCTCAAAGTCCTGTAGGCGGGTAATAAATTTATCTTCAAACCTGTCCAGTAGTTCCTCAGATGTAATGTCCAAGGCTTCCAGCAAGTCTTCAGGGTCATAGCGTTTAAGGATACGCTCTATTACTTCATCCATTGTTAGTGACATGGTCTACATACTCATCCACTGTGTAAAATTCAAAACCTTCTTTGTGACACCACTGGCCCATAGTAATCTTAGAACCCTTCCTGACCTTCTTGTTGGGGTCTGACAGGACAAAGATTAACTTTATGGGTGCAATACTATCACGTATTGATGTGTACTTCTGGGTATCTCCTGTCCTAAAGAAACCCTTAGTCTCAATGTAGTCACCAGTCTTCTTGTCTACAAAGTCTGGCTTGTACTTCCTGTGCATCACGTAGGGTACATCATATGGCTCATACAAGTACCTTCGTTTAGGTACAGTCTGTGCAAACTTCTTCTCTAGTCCAGACCTGTAGATGCTCTGCTTACGTGATCTCTTGGACTTTAGGCTCATTAACCACCTCCGTTAAGTATCTTGGCCCTGTGGAGTACAGGAATGTACGTAGTTCTGGGTAGCAGGCATGTTTAAAGTGACAGTAGGAGCAGCCCATAGCCAGCTTCTTGTTACCTGACTTACCATCAGGGACTGTATCATGACACAAAGGTGGAGGCTCTTTCTGCTCTACCATCTGCTTCACATGGATGATACGATCCTCTATGTCCTCCTTAAGAACCTCATAGACAGGAGCCTGCTTGTCCTCTAGGTCATACTTCAGGTAGGTCAGGTGACCATTGGCTTTATCCATAGCCAGCCAGCCTACCTGTGTCTCACCCTCAGACTTAGCGTATCCTTTGATTTGATCTATGTACCCAAAGGGGTCATCAAATGCAAGTGTAGCATCCTTGAACTTCTTGAAGCCATAGGTACTGGCAGACTTAACGTCAGTCACTATGCCATCAATCTTACAGTCCATGCTACCTGAGATACCTTCTACGGTTGCCTGTGCCTGCTCATGTGTCACTGTATGGCCTGCTAGTCTAGCAAACAATAGCAACATCTCCTCAATCAAATGACCGTACATGAACTTCACAAGGGTGTGAGGCTGCATCTTCTCCTTTGGCCCTACATTGTTGTAGTGGTTCCACAGGAACCTGTCGGTCTTACCAATGTTGGACATGCGTAGCTTACGTGCATCAAACCTACCACGTTGGGTAAACTCTTTACGCATAAGGTCTTTACATGCTTCACCAAAGTCATCAATGATCTGCTCTGCGTCCACTGCTTTATCAGGTGACTTAAACTTCACAAGATCGTAGATGTCATCTATTAGGGTGTTAACTGTTTTCATCAAAGTATCCATCTAGTATTCCTGTAGCTACTGGTGCAGCGATTACAAACCACTCATTCTTACGTGCATGTGTTGTCTCTAATAGCCTGTGTACCTCACTTTCTGCTTTACGCCTGTCATCAGTGTCATAGGCTTTTATCAAGATGTAGTCCCTGTATGGGCTACCTGTCTGAAACTGCTTTAGCCTGTCCTCTGCGTCCACTGCCATCCCTACTTTAATCCAGCTAGGGTAAGCTGGACTGTACAGGATGTACACTTGTCCTTGCTTTGCAGTCTTGTAGTTATCTAAGGACTCAAAGGCTGCATCACCAAAGGACTTGTAACGTCCGGGTTTGTACAATGGATGAGTGTTAGAAATATACCTCCCGTTTACCCACATTCTTTCTCTATTTTTTTTGTTATTACAGGGTTTGCAGATATATCGTTTTTGTCTTTTGAACCCTTCACTCCAATTACTTCCTAAACACAAGGTAGTGGAGCAGTGTATGCAAAGTTTAGTGTGTTTCTGCCCAACTACTTCCAACTTGGTAGTCTCCTGTGAGCTTACAGTTGAGTCCCAGTTCAATTCCTGCTGCTTCCAAGCAGGAGACTGCAAGTCTTCCGTACTTGTCTGCTTGGTCTTCTCTAACTTCTGCTTGTACTTCATCATGGATATTCCCCACAAAGTAATAGTCTAAGTTCCATAGTGTAGCATACTCTTGTAACAAACACAAGGCTTTTTTCATTACAATAGCACCTGCACTTTGAAGCAATGTATTCAAGGCTGCATGTTCAGACCTGATGTGTAGCTTCCTACCGTCTAGTCCGTTAATACATCCTTGCGCTGCCTGTGTGACAGTTCTGTCTTTAAGATCTGCATATGCTGGGAGATTAGACATAAATCGTTCTCTAAGTTTGCTACCAGCACCTCTGCCTCCTCCTGCCACTGTTCCAAGTTTCTCATCTCCAGCACCGTACAGGAGTGCATAGATGAAAGTCTTTGCCTGATCTCTTGATTCAAGTCCTGCAAGGTGTTGGTTAGCAGTGTGTATGTCTCCGTTAATGACCTCATTAGTGTACTCCTCATCGTTCATGTAGTGAGCCAGCATCCGTAGCTCAAGGCCGCTAGCATCAAACCCTACAAGTTTGTACCCCGGTCTAGCAATCCAGCACTGTCGGCACTCCTTGCCATACGGGGAGTAGCTTGCAGGTACTTGGGCCAAGTTAGGTTTAGAGTGTGTCATCCTACCAGTGACAGCACCATTGGTGTTAACATAGCCATGTACTCTGTCTGTGTCTGGGTTAGCTTCATCTACCCATGACTGCACTTGAGCAACACGCTTTTGTAACATCAGGTACTCAGCTATCAACGCTGCCTGTGGTATGTCCTTGACAGTAGACA